GCGCCGACATCTCAAAGACACCGCACCCGTTGACACCGTGGGGGATGGAACTGAAGTACACCATCCTGGAACTGGAATCTGCCGCCCGTCTGGGCCGCCCGGTCGACCAGCAGAAGCTGGAAGGACTGCAACTCAAGCACCAAATGGACATCGACGAAATGGTGTACATCGGCGACACCAGCATTGCTGCGACCGGCATGTTGAATGACACATCTGTCGCATACGCAAACCTTCCGTCCGGCGCATCCGGTTTCCCCAACTGGAGCAAGAAGACTGCCGACGAACTCCTGGCGGACGTCAACCTGATGATCACCACCACCTGGGGCAACTCAGCGTGGGCAGCGATGCCGACCACGCTGTTGATTCCACCAGCACAGTTCGGCTACATCAGCACGCAAAAAGTATCTCAGGCAGGTAACGTCTCCATCCTGAAATATATCCAGGACAACAGCATTCTTACCACATCCGGTAAGGGCAAGCTGGACATCCTTCCACTGAAATGGTGCATCGGTTCTGGCGTCGGCGGCACGGTTGGCACTCTTGGCACAGTCGACCGCGCCATGGTGTACAGCAAGGACAAGAAACGCATCCGTTACCCGATGACTTTGTTGCAGCGGACTCCGATCCAGTATGATTCAATTTGGCACAAAACGACCTATTTTTGCCGTTTGGGGCAAGTGGAGGTAGTCTATTCGCAAACAATTTCATATTGGGACGGCCTGTAGACTATATTGACGGTCTGTAATTTGAGCTGGAAGACAATCATTTAGTTGTGTATAAATGATTGTCTTTTAACAATTTAGGAGTAAACCATGGCAACAGCACCACGTCGTAAAGCAGTGGCAACGGCACCGGCAAAGCAATCGCCGGACGCCGATGTCCCAGAAACAAAGAAGGAACCGGCAGCGAAGAAAGTAACTGTCATCGTGCCGAAGACCTACGTGCTGGTTTTGGATAACCACGACCCGGTGATGTACAAGGTCGGGACGCAGGAGATGCCGGTGGCGCACTTGGAACACTGGTGGTCTGCGGTGAACGGCGTCAAAGCATATCAGCCAGATTAAACGGAAGGGTTTATCATGTCGTTAGAACAATCTAGCAGCAAAGAGGCCTTGGGCAAGAACATCGCCACCGAGGAAAATGCGGGGAAACCCCCCGCGCAGGCAGAAGCAATCGCGTTCGCAACGCAGCGTAAAAACGAGGACGAATCTTATCATCAGGTTAATCCGGACATGACGCTGGCGAAGCTCAACGACGCCAACAGGAAAGCATGGTGTAAATAATGCCCGCACCCCCGCTGTTTACTTACCAACAGTTCGTGACGGACTTTTCCGAGTTCAGCGACCCCACGAAATACCCGGCATCGGGTTTTTACTACTGGTATAACGTGGCCGTCTTGCTGTTCAACCAGAGCAGGTGGTACGACCTGCTGACCACTGGTATGGAACTGTTCATCGCGCATAATCTAGCCCTTGAAGTTCGTGCGCAGGCGGACGCCGCGAATGGTGCGCCGCCCGGCATGATAACCGGAGTGATCAATTCCAAGTCCGTGGACAAGGTTTCCATCGGCTATGACGCCGCCGGAGGTATCGAGGCCGGGGCGGGGCACTGGAACCTGACGATCTATGGCACACGGCTTGTTCGTCTGATGATTATGTTCGGTGCCGGGCCAGTGCAGATTGGTATGGGTTACGCACCACCATTGAATGGCCCAGCATGGCCGGGGCCGTGGACTGGTACTTTTCCAAATATGAACTCTTAAGGAGCAAACGATTGTGGCACAACACATCCACATCCATATCGGAGACGCACAACAAACCCTCATACCGAACGGTCGAGGTGGCTCCGGTACTTACGAATACAACATGATTATGGCGGTGATGCGGAGGGCTAGAGAGGTTGGCGATCCGGCCATGATTGCCGTCTGTAAGCGCGCTCTGAATGATGAGATGAGGGGTAAAATGAGCCGTTCAGATCGTGATACCATTTACACGTTCTACAAAGACTTGTAAACTTTGATGAAAAACGCCGCAACCAAGATCAAGGATAACCTACCAGCTCTTATGCAGGGTTTGAGAAGACTGGAACACAAGGAAGTCTTGGTCGGTGTTCCTTCCGGCGCAGGCTCGCCTGCGGGGAGTTCTGCAAACTATGCCTCAATTGCTTTTTGGCAGGATAATGGTGCGCCGGAAGCCAACATCCCTGCACGCCCTTTTATGCGCCCCGGCATCAAGTCCGTGCAGAAAGACGTGGCTTTGAAATTCAAACTCGCCGCCAAAGATGGGCTTGATGGAAAAAGCAACGTTGAAAAGTATTTGATGCAGGCTGGACTCATCGCATCGTCCGGAATCAAGAACTACATCAACGAAGGCATCGACCCACCCCTCGCGGACAGCACGTTGCGTGCGCGTGCGCGGGGCGCTGCCGGGATCGGTATCAGGAAGGGGGCACAGGCCGAGCTGATCCACAGGGACACTATCAACCCCGACACCGGGGAAGCTTACGCCCCCGGCAGCACCGGGATTACCCCGCTTGTAATAACCGGAGGCTTGCGCAACAGCATCACTTACATCATTAAAACCAACAAGTAAATTATGTCTTTTGATGCTTCCGGATATCCTCCCGTTTACGACGTGGCCATTTATCGCCACGACGAATTCTTAACCAGCTTTGAAATAGTCGGTTTCAGAATCTCGGAAGCCAAACTGGAAGCGTTGCAGAAAGCCCGTGAGCATGGTTTGACTGGCGACATAAGAGCCAGAATTATTGAACAGGATATTTGATGGCATTCTTAGATATAAGTGATGTGCTGCTTGACCCATCATTCACGGACACCTTTCAGGTGCAACGAAGGCTGGAAACTGTGGACATTAATGGCAGGTCTACCACTCGGACATCAACGTCGAACACGTTCGGTGTGGTGACGGCGGCGTCCCCAAATGATTTGTCCAGATTACCGGACGCGGATGTCTACCACCGCGTGCTGAGTGTGGTGACCCAGTTTAAACTCCGTGGCGAGACTGCGGATGGTAGTGGCAGTAACTGGAAACCGGATCTGATCGTGTGGCGGGGCAACAGTTACATCGTCAAGGAAGTGGATCTATATCCGCAGTTTGGTGCTGGGTTCGTGCAGGCGATATGCGCCAGCGAAGATCTGGTGGATATGCCGGCAACAGAAGTTATCGCGGCGTTCAACCAGAAGTACAACTCTTCTTATTTAGGGATTATTTAATCATGGCAAATCACATACACATTCATTTGAACGACAAGATGCTTTTAAATCAAGCACACCACAAGGAGTGAAGAGCCTTAATAACATAACAAGCTCTTGTAAAATACTCGCAGGAAGATTAAAGTTACTCCCAGAAGATGCGAACGATTACATGCGCAATGAATTAGCAAAAGAATTGAACAACATCATCGCCACGGCCCAACGAGCTCTTGATTTGATATAAGGAGAGTCAAAATTTTATTAAATATTTTGGATGGTAACGGCTATCCACAAAAGATTATCACACCCGGCCAGGAAAACCTGGTCGACGCATCCGGTGTGATTGCCGCAACAGGGGTGGCGCAGGTACTGCTCGCTGCGAACGCAAACCGCTCCGGGTTCATACTCCAGAACGACGGGTCGCACAACATGGAGATTAACGATCTCGGAGTTGCGACCACGACACCGACAGCAAACAACGGTTCGTTTGTCGTGGTGCCTGGGGCGTACTTTCCACCCGCCGGTTACCCCGTTTCTACCGGGGCGATCAGCATCATAGGTAACACCAACGACGCATACACAGTGAGGGCTTGGTAATCATGGCAAAACATATTCACATCTATTTGAACGACAAGAAAACCCAAGATGGAAACGCAGAAGATATTGCAAACGCTAACGCCCTAATACAAAACATTGCGCAGTGTGTTAGCAAGGCAAAATCTTTACAGTCTCAGGTTAAAGATTATGATGCAAAAAGAATGATCGGTGAAACTATTAGCAGCCTAGAAGGGGCTGCTGCTCCGATTAAATCGTTTGTTGTGTTTTACAAACAGAGTCGAGTAAAATAACACCGATGACCAACACGTCAGCAACGGGGGGCTATCTAAGCCCCCTTTCCACTCCTGCGCCGTTAGAAGATGATGCTCTAGCAAACTTCTTTCAGGCGTTCGTGGCCGGGGTATCCGGACTGCCGGGAAACCTCGTGCGCCCACGCTGGCAACCGGAGCCTCCGAACATACCCCAGATCGGTGTTACGTGGGCCGCTGTCGGTATCATCGGCCGGGAGGCCGATACCTACGCAGCCATCACGCACACCAGCGCGGGGAACGGACAGGACACACTCTCGCGCCACGAAGTGTTGGACACGCTGGTTTCGTTTTATGGCGCGGGGGCCGACACAGCAGCATCCGCTTTCAGGGACGGTTTGCAAATCCAGCAGAACCTGGAAGTGCTGACGCTGAACGGCATGGGGTTAGTCAACAGCGGAGAATTGATTGCCGCCCCATCCG